GACCCATGACTCTCAAAGCTCTAGTCCGTGAGCGAATTGAATCAGGCAAAGAGATGCCAACGGATATTTTTAACGTGTTCGTAGGAAACCGAACCAAACTAACAAGGAAACAATAAACATGAACAAAGAAACAAGCGTGACGAAACGTGAAAACGCAGGCGCATTGGCTACAAATTTGTTTGAAGCTGATGCAAACCAAGGCACGCAGAATATTAGACAAGAAGATCTTGCTCTACCATTTCTGAAAGTCTTGGGACAACTTTCGCCCGAAGTTAATAAAAGGGACGCAAAATATGTTGAAGGTGCAGAACCTGGCATGATTTTGAATACAGTTAGCAATGAACTGTATGACGGGACGAAAGGTATTAATGTTTTGCCAGTCTTTTACAAAAGACAGTATATTGAATGGCAGGACAGAGGTGAGAGTAAAGGCGCACCAGTGCATATCTATGATGCAGGTGATGACATACCTCAGACCACTCGTGATAAATCTAATAAAGATAGATTAGCGAATGGTAATTACCTTGAGAATACAGCCAGTCACTATGTGATCTTGGTTGGTAATGCACCATCAACAGCTTTGATTTCTATGAAAGCGACTCAATTAAAAATTAGTCGTAAATGGAACTCAATGATGATGGGTATTAAAATGCAGGGTAAGAACGGGTTATTTACACCGCCAACATACAGCCACATTTATAAGTTAAAAACGGTCCAACAATCCAACGACAAAGGAACTTGGTTTGGATGGGACGTTTCTAAAGTGGGTCCTATACAAGATAAAACAGTTTATGAAATCGCAAAACAGTTTGCTTTAAGAATTGGCAAAGGAGAAGTTGTAGCGAAACATGGAACTGATGAATCTACGTCAAAGGACGTACCTTATTAATCATTCCTTTTCACTAGGAATAAAGGGCGGGAGCGGGAGACTTAACTCGCCCTTTTAAAAATATGGTAGAGAAATTTATAAATATATTTGCCGGTTTACAAAGGGCTCACGGTTGCACCTACGTTGAAAAGAAAAACGCAGATGGAACTAAAATTAAAGGTCAGTCGTTTGTAAAACGAGAAGAAGTCAATCATACCTTATGGGAAAATCATCTCAAAGGAATTGAACCAAGTCTTGGAATCATACCTATTAATGAAAATAATAAATGTAGATGGGGTTGTATAGATATAGATTCTTATGCTGGGTTTGATCATGCAAAATTAATCAAACAAATTACAAAATTAAAATTACCCCTGGTTACAACTCGTTCTAAAAGTGGAGGAGCACATGTATTTTTATTTACTACTGTTCCTGTAGATGCAGAATTAATGAGAAATAAACTGGTGTCAATTGGATCGGTATTAGGTTATGGAAGTTCAGAAGTTTTTCCAAAACAAATTGAATTAAAATCCAAAGATGATACAGGAAATTTTTTAAACTTACCATACTTTAATTTCAATAATACAACAAGATATGCCTTTCTAGAAAACGGGGAAGCTGCTAGTCTAGATGGTTTTTTTGGACTCTATGAAAGAAATAAACTCACACCCGATCAACTTGAAAAATTAACAATAGATAGACCTGATTCTGAATTTAAAGATGGACCACCATGCATGGAAACATTAGCTAGTAATGGTATTGGTGAAGGGGGTAGAGATAATGCTTTATTCCATTATACAGTTTATGCAAAAAAGAAATGGCCTTCTGAATGGAAAAATAAAATTATTTTATTTAATGAGAAAGTTATGAATCCACCATTAGATGATGCTTCAGTAGAAAGAATTAGAGAACAACATGAAAAAAAAGATTGGGGATATAAATGTAAAGATGAACCGATGTGTAGTTTTTGTGACAAAGAGTTATGCAGAAAAAGAAAATATGGTATTGGAGGAATGGCTCTTTTTCCAGTATTAAGTGATCTCCAAAAAATAGAATTAGAAGAACCTTATTATTATGTAAATGTAGATGGGCAACGAGTTAAATTAGATAATGTAGAAAGTTTATTAGAACAACGATTATTTCAAAGAGCCGTTGCAAAACAAATTAATAAAAGACCCCCACGAATTTCTCCAAAAGAATTTGGAAGTTATGTAGATCTACTCCTGGCAGGGATAGAACCGGTACCAGCTCCAGCTGGATCTTCTAAACTAAATCAGTTAAAAGAACACCTAGAAGAGTTCTGTACAAATAGAAGTTCAACCAGTACAACTAAAGAAGATATTATGAGAGGAAATGTTTATACTGAAAAAGGAAGACATTATTTTATTTTTAGTAAGTTTTATCATGGCTTTTTACAAAAAAGAAAATGGGCTGAAAAATCTCAAGAAACTCAACAAATGTTAAAAGAACATTTTAATTATGTTGATGAAAGAATGACGATAGGAAAAAAACGACCAACTGTTATTTCAGTTGAATCATTTGAACGAGCAGAAGATAACTATACACCTAAAGAATTAAAACCAAAGGATCCATTCTAGTGAAAACCAGAATACATGTTAATATGCATAAGATTCGCTTTAATAAAAAGCATGGAACAAATAATCCTGTTATCACCGTAAAAACCAGTCATTCAAACCGTTACGCCCATAATGTAGATATTTTAGGACCAAGCACTGTTATCTACCGACCAGAAAAACCTTTATCTTGTGGAGCAAGAGTATGGATTGAAACTAACGCAAAGGTAAAAATAATATAATGAAAACAATTGTGTTGGGACCACCAGGAACAGGCAAGACTACAACATTATTAAATAAAGTTGATGACCATTTAAAACAAACTGATCCTAATAAGATTGGATATTTTGCTTTTACACAAAAAGCTGCTTACGAAGCAAGAGATAGAGCGATGGAAAAATTTAATTTAAGTGAAGATGATCTTCCTTACTTTAGAACACTACACTCTTTAGCTTTTAGAAGACTCGGAATTAAAAAAGATTCAGTGATGCAACGTCATCATTACGAAGACTTTGGTAAACGAATTAATTTTCCAGTAGATTATATGGAATATGATGAAGATGAAGGTGGAGTCTTCACCACTAAAAGTGATTATTTAAGAATCATTCAGCTAGCAAAACTTAGAAACATATCTTTTGAAAGACAGTATGATTTAAAAGAACATAGTCAAGATGTAGAATTTGATAAATTAAAAATTATAGCGAATGAATTAGAACGTTATAAAAAAGAATATAATTTAATAGATTTTAATGACATGATTCTTCAGTTTATTAAATCAGATGCATCTCCAAAATTTGATGTTGTCTTTATTGATGAAGCTCAAGATTTATCTTTAATGCAATGGGATATGGCGAAAACGATCTGGAATAAGTCAGGTGATTCATATATTGCAGGAGATGACGACCAAGCTATCTTTCGATGGGCCGGTGCAGATGTGGATAGTTTCATTACACAAAAAGGAAAGTTCTTAAATCTAACTCAATCTTTTCGTATTCCTAGAAAAGTTCATGATTTAGCTATGAATATTATCGGACGAGTCTCTAATCGATTACATAAAAAATGGAATCCTCGTACTGTAATGGGAAGTTTACACAGACATCCTAACTTTGATGATGTGGATATGAGTAAAGGGGAATGGTTAGTTCTTGCTCGTACTAAATTTATGTTAAGTGATTTAGAAGATACTCTCTATCAAAAAGGATTGTATTATAAAAATAAATTTAAAAAATCATATGAAGAAGATTTATATAATGCAATTTATGATTGGGAAAAATTACGTAACGGAGAAAAACTTCACTATGATAAATGTAAAACAATTTTTAGTTATATGAGTCCACGTAATGTAAGCAAAGAAAATATTCAAGGAATGGTTAAAGACGCATATTATGATTTAAATACTTTGTGTAGTAGGTATGGATTAATGACCAAAGCAGTATGGTATGAAGCCCTGGATGACGCATCTTTTCGAAAAATAGAATATATTAGAAAAATGAGAAGTAATGGGGAAGAATTAAATAAAAAACCACGTATTTTATTATCTACGATTCATGGTGTCAAGGGGGGAGAATCACAAAATGTGGCACTCTTAACCGACTTAAGTTTAAATACACAAAAAGGATATGAAAGGAATCCTGATGATGAAAATCGGCTATTCTATGTTGGTGCAACAAGAGCAAAAGAAAACTTACATATTATAGAACCAAAAGATTTTTATAAAAGTTATCCCGTATGAGTGTTTGGAAAAGACAGGTTGGTGGAAATCATTATTCTAAATATAAAATCCAACCAAGTAAATTTGTAACAGAGAATAAGTTGCTATATCCGGAAGGATGTGTTATTAAATATGTCATTCGACATCAGGATAAAGGAGGAAAGCAAGACCTAGAAAAAGCTAAACATATGATAGATATGATTATTGAAAGAGACTACGAAGATAAAGAAGTAAATCCAATGAACAAAAAGAACTACTGGGGGATATTAAAAAGATGAAAAAATTATTAGATTGGTTCTATGAAATCATAGAAACTTATGCAGGTCAATTAAGTAATTGGGCCTGGAATAAAAGATGGAAAGATAGAGATCCTGAAGAATGGATTAAAGGATATAGAAAGTGGAAAAATGAAAGGTGTCCACATAACTAATGCAAATACCTTTATTCAAACCTCAAACCGAATGGGTACCTCCCACAGAATTTCCTGATTTATATCATCATGATGAAATTGCAATTGACTTAGAAACAAAAGATCCAAACCTGAATACCCGAATGGGCTCTGGCTCTGTTATTAAAAATGGTGATGTAACTGGGATTTCATTAGCAACCAAAGACTGGTGTGCTTACTATCCCATCGCTCATGAAGGCGGTGGAAACATGGATCGTAAAAAAGTTTTAAAATGGTTTCAAGATGTTTTGCATTCACCTGCTGATAAAATTTTTCACAACGCTATGTACGATGTCTGTTGGATTAGATCGTTAGGTCTAAGTATCCGAGGACGAGTTATTGATACAATGATTGCTGCTGCTGTGGTTGATGAAAACCAAATGCGGTATGATTTAAATAACTGTTCTAAACGTTATGTAGGAAAAGGAAAAGATGAAGCGGCTTTATATGACGCAGCAAAATCTTGGGGAGTTGATCCGAAAGCGGAGATGTATAAACTACCAGCAATGTACGTTGGCGCTTACGCAGAGCGTGACGCCCAACTCACACTGGAGTTGTGGCAAGAACTTAAAAAGGAAATTAATTTACAGGACCTGAAAGCCATCTTCAATTTAGAAACAGAATTGTTTCCAGTTCTCGTTGGAATGCGGTTTCTCGGTGTACGTGTAAATCAAGAACAAGCAGCGATCGAAAAGAAAACGTTAGTGGAACATGAACAAAAGTTATTAACAGAGGTAAAGAACGAAACAGGAATCGATGTACAGATCTGGGCTGCACGATCCATTCAAAAAGTATTTGAAAAATTAAAATTACCTTATGATCGTACCATCAAGACTGAAGCTCCAAGCTTCACGAAAAACTTTTTAATGCATCATCCTGATCCGATTGTTAAAAAGATTGCTCAAGCGAGAGAGATTAATAAAGCCCACACCACATTCATTGATACCATTTTAAAACATACTCATAAGGGTAGAATCCATGCTGAAATCAATCAGCTTCGTGGAGATAATGGGGGTACGATTACGGGACGATTCAGTTATTCGAATCCAAACCTCCAGCAAATTCCTGCACGTAATAAGGAACTCGGACCACGGATCAGATCTTTATTTATTCCTGAAGAAGGACACCGATGGGGTTGTTTTGACTATAATCAGCAAGAGCCACGACTCGTTGTGCATTATGCTGCACTACAAAATCTTTATGGTATTCAATCCGTTGTTGAAGCG